GGTTCCCGCTCTAAGGCGCTGTGTTGTAAAGGTTTTGTTAACCCTAACGCACGGTGGGGGTCTCACAACTTGAGCGATTATTCTTGACTCTGCGAACGCTCCAGGGTATACCTTATGGCAAGCTAGAAGAAGTGGGTATGCAGCCGGGGAGATAATCCTGTGGCTGCCTTTCCATTTCTCTTGTGCGGTTCTAAAGCAATTTGCAATTTATCTGAAACAGAATTCACCTCAAGACCAGGCGAATTCTGATGCTCATTTAGGTTGCTAAATGCAAAGCGCTATATGCATGAGAGGCGAATTCAGACCATATGACAATTAATACACCCCTAGGGGACGACGGTAGTTCGGAAGATATTCTTCTGATTGCCGAGAAGCATTTCGACCGGATGTTACGTCGGGCCGAAGAAATAATATCAACGTTTGATGAAGAAAACACCGAGGCCTCGAAGGCGGCGGCGGGGTGTGTTCGTGATTTGAGCAAAGCAATGCAAACCGCATTCGGAGAAAGGGCAACTCTTGAAAAGCTCCGCAAACATAACGCAGGGATCGTGCATGACTACGCGCTTGATTTCGATGCGGCGCGCGATGAGGTCGGGCGCAGAATGGCTCGCCTGCGCGACGCCCAAGATTCAGGAGACGTTTCTGAATAATCTGGGCGAGAACGAGATATTGGCGCTGCCATATCTATTCGAGTTCTGGGCGTTTGAGCATCAGCTGCCACCGGAGGGGGATTGGCGGACCTGGGTGATCATGGGCGGGCGCGGCGCAGGCAAAACCCGCGCTGGCGCCGAGTGGGTGCGTTCGGAAGTTGAAGGGTCGCGGCCAAAGGATATTGGACGGTCGCGGCGCGTGGCGCTGGTGGGGGAGACCATCGAGCAAGCCCGCGAGGTGATGGTGTTTGGCGAGAGCGGGATTTTGGCGTGCTCACCGCCGGATCGGCGACCTGAATGGCAGGCAACGCGCAAGCGGCTGGTATGGCCGAACGGGGCTGTGGCGCAGGTGTTTTCGGCGCATGACCCCGAGAGCTTGCGCGGGCCGCAGTTTGACGCGGCCTGGGTGGATGAGCTGGCCAAGTGGAAGAAGGCGCAAGAGGCGTGGGATATGCTGCAATTCGGGTTGCGGTTGGGGGATAACCCGCGCCAGTGCGTGACCACAACGCCAAAGAATGTGCCGGTGTTGAAGGTGATATTGGCCAATTCTACCACGGTGGTGACAACCGCGCCGACCGAGGCGAACCGTGCCTATCTGGCGGCGTCGTTTCTGGAGGAGGTGCGGGCGCGGTATGCGGGCACGCGGCTGGGACGCCAAGAGCTGGACGGGGTGCTGTTGGAGGACGCCGAGGGGGCGTTATGGACCTCGGCGATGCTGGAAGATTTGCGGCTGGAGGAGGCTGGCGATTTGTCGCGCATTGTTGTGGCGATTGACCCGCCGGTGACAGGGCACAAGGGGTCGGATGAATGCGGCATCGTGGTGGTTGGCGCCAATTGCGAGGGCAATCCGACGGATTGGCATGCGGTGGTGTTGAAGGATGCCAGCGTGAGTGCGGCCAGCCCTGCGGCTTGGGCGCGAACTGCAATTGCGATGATGCATGAATATGGTGCTGACCGGTTGGTGGCAGAGGTTAATCAGGGCGGTGACATGGTTGAATCCGTGATCCGGCAGATTGACCCGCTGGTGCCGTACCGGTCGGTGCGCGCCTCTAAGGGCAAGATCGCGCGGGCCGAGCCTGTGGCCGCCCTATACGAACAAGGGCGGGTGCGGCACCTGCGGGGTTTGGGGAAACTGGAGGACCAGATGTGCCGGATGACCACGCGTGGATATGAGGGCAAGGGCAGCCCGGACCGCGTCGATGCGCTGGTTTGGGCGCTGCATGAATTGATGATCGAGCCGGCGGCCAAATGGCGAAGGCCAAGGGTGCGTGGTTTGTAGTTTCTTTTTTGTCCAAATATCCCCGCCGGAGGCAAGAAGGTTTTATGCCTGCGGCGCGGATATTCGGGCCATTTGGAAATGGTGAAAATAACTGGATTTTATGAAGAGACGAGGAGCGACTTCTTATGGCGTTTAATTTCTTTCGAAAGGGTGCGGTTGTGCCTGAGCAAAAGGCCTCGGCGACGGGGCCGGTGGTGGCGTATCACGGGGCCGGGCGCGTGGCGTGGAGCCCGCGGGATGTGGTTTCACTGACCCGCACGGGATTTTTGGGCAATCCGGTCGGATTTCGCTGTGTCAAGCTGGTGGCGGAGGCCGCTGCGGCGCTGCCGTTGGTGTTGCAGGACAATGAGCGGCGCTATGATGAGCATCCGGTGCTGTCGCTGATCCAGAGCCCGAACGCAGCGCAAGGGCGGGCCGAGTTGTTCGAGGCGCTGTATGGGCAGCTGTTGCTGACGGGCAATGGGTATCTGGAAGCGGTAACGGATGATATGGGGGCACCAGTAGAGTTGCATGTGTTGCGCAGTGACCGGATGAATGTGGTACCCGGCGCTGATGGCTGGCCGGTGGCTTATGAATATGCGGTTGGTGGCAAGAAGCACCGGTTTGATATGACCACAGAGGTGCAGCCGGTTTGCCATATCAAGACGTTTTCACCGCAGGATGATCATTACGGGTTTTCGCCGATGCAGGCGGCGGCCAGTGCGGTGGATGTGCATAATTCGGCGTCACGCTGGACCAAGGGTTTGCTGGACAATGCGGCACGGCCATCGGGGGCGATTATCTATCGTGGATCGGACGGGCAGGCATCGCTAACGCCGGATCAGTATGACCGGTTGGTCGACGAGATGGCCAGCCAGCATCAGGGGGCAGCCAATGCAGGCCGCCCGATGTTGCTGGAGGGCGGGCTGGACTGGAAGCCGATGGGGTTCTCGCCATCCGACATGGAGTTCCAGAAGACCAAGGAAGCCGCAGCGCGCGAGATTGCCATTGCCTTCGGGGTGCCGCCGATGTTGCTGGGGATCCCTGGTGATGCGGCCTATGCCAATTATCAGGAGGCCAACCGTGCGTTTTACCGGCTGACGGTGTTGCCGTTGGCGACCCGTGTGGCGGTGTCGGTTTCGGAGTGGTTGACGCGGTATAGTGGTGATCGGGTGGAGTTGAAACCGGATCTGGATCAGGTATCGGCGCTGTCGACCGAGCGGGACAACCAGTGGAAACGGGTCAGTTCGGCCAGCTTTCTGACGGATGTGGAGAAGCGCGCCATTCTGGGGCTGCCAAAGCTGGCGGATGATGAATGACAGATGGAAAAACGCACGCGAGCGGGTCGCGGTTTTTATATGACAGTTTTGATGCCGCCGCAGCAAGGATCGAGGCTAACGAGCGGGTGACGGCATTGCAATTCGAGGCGTTGTCGCAACGGCTGGCGCGCATTGAGGCGATGATCGAGCGGTTGGAAAAGCGGCTGTGGTTGGCGGTTTACGGTGTGGTTGGCGTGGTGCTGGCGCAGGGTGTAATTTCGTTGCTGGATGCGGCGCCTAAGTAGGGAAAATGACATGAATTCAATGGATTATGAAACCGGTCTGGAGCGAAAGTTCTGCCGGGTGGACAGCGGTGTGACCGTTACGGATGGCACGTTGATTGAGGGCTATGCCAGTTTCTTTGGCAAGTGCGATCAGGGCGGTGATGTGGTCGAGGCGGGGGCATATGCCGCGTCTTTGGCCACGCTTGCCAAAACGGGGCGCACGGTAAAGATGCTGTGGCAGCATGATCCAACCCAGCCGATCGGGATTTGGGACGAGGTGCTTGAGGACAGCAAGGGGTTGTATGTGAAGGGCCGTTTGCTGCTGGACGTGGCCAAGGGGCGCGAGGCCGCGGCCTTGATCGAGGCGGGCGCAATTGATGGTCTGTCGATCGGATATCGCACCAAAAAGGCACATAAGAATGGCAAGGGCCAGCGGCTCTTGGCTGAACTGGAGTTGTGGGAGGTGTCACTGGTGACGTTCCCCATGCTTCCGGAAGCGCGGGTGGGGGCGAAGGGGAAAACTCTGGATGCCGAGGCTCTGCGTGATTTGGCAGGCGTGATCAATGACGCCCGCCATATGCTGGCCGTTGAGTAAGCCAGCGATCTAACCTCAATAGCGTTTTGCACCCAGAAAACCGGATGCAACGGGCTAAAACTTTAGGAAACAAAGATGAGCAAAACCGACCGAAAGGCTCGGGACGTTGGTGTTGTGCTAACGGACCTGTCTCCGGCTGCCGAGGTGAAGACCGCGATGGCCGGTTTCGTGAATGATCTGAACGAGTTTCAGGACAACCTTAATTCTAAACTTAAACAACAAGAAGAGCGATTGACCATGCTGGACCGCAAGACAATGACCCACTCCCGCCCTGCACTTTCTGCAATGGCCCAAACCGAAGCCCCGCACCAGAAAGCGTTTAACGCTTATCTGCGTTCGGGCGATGATGACGCGCTGCGCGGTATCGTTCTGGAAGGCAAAGCGATGTCTACCGCCGTATCTGCGGATGGTGGTTATCTGGTGGATCCGCAAACCGCGGAAACCATCCAGTCGGTGCTGAATTCCACAGCATCGTTGCGTTCGGTGGCCAATGTGGTGAACGTCGAGGCGACATCTTATGACGTGTTGATCGACCACACTGATGTTGGTGCGGGTTGGGCGACGGAAACGGACCCGACTGCCGAGACCGGCACGCCAACGATTGACCGTATTACCATCCCGCTGCACGAGTTGAGCGCCTTGCCAAAAGCAAGCCAACGCCTGCTGGACGACAGTGCATTTGACATCGAGGGCTGGCTGGCGGGTCGTATCGCTGACAAGTTTTCCCGTGCCGAGGCTGCTGCCTTTGTTTCGGGTGATGGTGTGGACAAGCCAAAGGGTTTCCTGACGCACACCGCTGTGGATGATGCGATCTGGACGTGGAACAATCTGGGTTACATCGCCACTGGTGTTGATGGTGATTTTGATGGCATCACACCTGCGGATTCGATCATTGACCTGGTTTACGCGCTGGGTGCGCAGTATCGCGCCGGGGCGACCTTCATCATGAACTCGAAAACTGCCGGTGCCGTTCGCAAGATGAAAGACGCAGACGGGCGCTTCCTGTGGTCCGATGGTCTGGCTGCGGGTGAGCCTGCACGTCTGATGGGCTATCCTGTGCTGATCGCCGAGGATATGCCTGACATCGGGTCTGACGCCACCGCGATTGCCTTTGGTGATTTCGCATCTGGCTACACGGTTGCCGAGCGTCCTGATCTGCGGGTTCTGCGGGATCCGTTCAGCGCCAAGCCACATGTTCTGTTTTATGCGACAAAACGTGTTGGGGGTGACGTGAGCGACTTTGCCGCGATCAAGCTTTTGAAATTCTCGGTCGCCTAAGGGCTGCCGAGATAGGTCATCCCCCATCGCTTGGGGGGTGGCTAAATGGGCGTGCGCCAATGATTTCGTGTTGTCTAGCTGCTCCCCTCCGTCCGAGCAATGCGAATGGCGTGCGCCCGCCTATTTGGGGGCGTTATATTACCGGAGAATTTCCATGATGTTAGTCGAGCAGACAACAGTGCCAACATTGGCGCTGCCGATTGCCGAATTCAAAGACCACTTGCGGATGGGCACGGGGTTTGCCGATGATGCGGTGCAGGATGCGGTGCTGGAGAGTTATTTACGGTCGGCCATGGCGGCGATCGAGGCGCGCACCGGCAAGATTTTGATCGAGCGCAGTTTTATGTGGTCCGTCACCGCGTGGCGGGCGTTGGACGAGCAGGCGTTTCCGGTGGCCCCGGTGAGTATGATTGGCGAGGTGCGGATGCTGGATCGTTTGGCGGTGGTGACGGTGATTGATCCGGCGCGATACAGTTTGCAAAAGGATGATCATCGCCCGAAACTGATTGCGGTTGGAGGCAGTTTGCCGACGATCCCGATTGGAGGCAGTGCCGAGGTGGTTTTCGATGCCGGATTTGGTGCCGCCTGGGGTGATTTACCTGCTGATGTGACCCATGCGGTGATGCTGCTGGCGGCGCATTATTACGAGCATCGTGATGTTGGCGGTGCCGGTGGGGATGTGATGCCTTACGGGGTGACCAGCCTGATCGAGCGCTATCGAACGGTCCGTATTCTGGGCGGGGGTGCGTCATGAGTGCGCCCCTTTTGAACCGCAAACTGGTGCTGGAGGGTGCGGTGCAATTGCCGGATGGATCCGGCGGGTTTGCCGAAAGCTGGCTGGCGTTGGGCGAGGTGTGGGCCGAGGTGAAGGCCGGTGCGGGGAGCGAGAAGGCGGGTGAATTTGTCACCGTTTCAAGTGTTCCGTATCGCATCACTGTGCGGGGGGCGCCTGTGGGGGCGCCGTCGCGACCAAAGCCCGATCAGAGGTTTCGGGAAGGCAGCCGGCTGTTTCGCATCAAGGCTGTGACCGAACGTGATCCGCAAGCACATTACCTGACCTGTTTTGCGCATGAGGAGGTGTTGTCATGAGTTACGGGGTTTCGGCGGCTTTGCAGGCTGCGATCTATCAGCGTTTGATGGGAGATACGGCATTGACCGCTTTGGTCGGCACCGCGATTTACGATAATGCGCCATCGGGGGCTGTTGTCGGCACTTACGTGAGCCTTGGTCCCGAAGATGTGCGGGATCGGTCGGACAAGACCGGATTTGGTGCGCTGCATATGATCACCATCAGCGTGATCACGGATGCGGCCGGGTTTCAGGTGGCCAAGCAGGTCGGGGCGGCGGTGAGTGATGCGTTGCAAGGGGCCGGGTTGATCCTGTCGCGCGGCGCACTTTGTTATATCAACTTTGATCGCGCCACGGCGCGGCGGGTTGGCACTGGTGAAACGCGCCGCATTGATCTGCGGTTTCATGCGCGGGTTGAAGATAATTAACGATCATCGGTGTTGCTCATCAAGCCCGTCAGGGGCCGATGAGCGGCTGGATGCAATGACCTAAATTTCTAAATATTGGAGTGACAGCTATGGGTGCCCAAAACGGCAAGGACCTTTTGATTAAACTCGACATGACCGGTGGTGGTTTGTTCGAGACCATTGTGGGGCTACGGGCCACACGGATCAGTTTCAACGCCGAGGCGGTCGATGTGACCTCTCTGGAGAGTCAAGGCGGGTGGCGCGAGTTGCTGGCAGGGGCCGGTGTGAAATCGGCGTCGATTTCGGGCTCGGGTGTTTTTAAGGATGCAGGCACGGACGAGCGTGCGCGCCAGATTTTCTTTGATGGTGAAACACCGGATTTTCAGGTGATCATTCCTGAATTCGGCATCATCGAGGGCGCGTTCCAGATGACGTCGATTGAATATTCCGGCAGCTATAATGGCGAGGCGACTTATGAGCTGAGCATGGCGTCCGCCGGTGCGTTGGTCTTCACACCTGTTGCGCCATGATGAACCCCTGGGCTGGTGAAGTTGCGTTGACGCTGGATGGGGTCGTGTACAGCTGCAAGCTGACGCTCGGGGCGTTGGCCGAACTTGAGGCGTCTTTGGAGACAGGGACGCTGATAGCATTGGTCGAGCGTTTTGAAAGAGGTCAGTTCAGCACCCGCGATGTGCTGGCGTTGATTGTGGCCGGACTGCGGGGCGGGGGCTGGCAGGGATGTGCGAGCGATTTGCTGTCAGTTGAAATCGCGGGCGGTCCGGTCGAGGCGGCGCGGGTGGCGGCAGAGCTGTTGGCGCGGGCGTTCTCAATGCCCGATATTGCCGCACCATGAACGGATTTGACTGGCCTGCGTTGATGCGGGCGGGGTTTCGCGGGCTTGGGTTGCGGCCAGACCAGTTCTGGCAGCTGACCCCGGCCGAATTAATGCTGATGCTGGGCGAGGGAGCAACGGATGCGCCGATGAATCGCACGCGGCTTGAGGAATTGGCGCAAGCGTTTCCGGACAAGCTGGAGCCAGAAAAATTGGAGAGTGGATCATGACAAGTGAAGTGGACGGGCTGGACGGATTTGATGATCAGGTCGCGGCCCTCGAGACAACGATGGGCAGTGCCACAGCGATGACGGCGGCCTTTGATGGTGAGTTGTCAAAGATGCGTGACAGCCTGACCACGACAAACCGCGAGGTCGATGTTTTGTCCAAAGGCATCAGTCGTGGATTGAAGTCGGCCTTTGACGGGTTGGTGTTTGACGGGCTGAAGCTGTCGGATGCCTTGGGCAAGGTGGCGGAGTCGATGGTCAATGCGACGTACAGTGCTGCGATCACGCCAGTGACCAAACATTTTGGCGGTTTGATTGCCAACAGCGTTAGCGGGTTGTTTGGTGGCGAATCCCTATTCGAGAAGGGCGGCAGTTTTAGCCAAGGTCGGGTGATGCCGTTTGCCAAAGGCGGGATTGTCAGCGGGCCGACCACGTTTCCGATGCGCGGTGGCACCGGATTGATGGGCGAAGCTGGCCCCGAGGCTATTATGCCGCTGACACGCGGGATGAATGGGCGTTTGGGGGTCGAGATGAACGGCAGTGCTGCCCCTGTCAACATCACAATGAACATCAGCACGCCTGATGTTGAAGGGTTCCAGCGCACGCAGGGGCAGATTGCATCACAGTTGGCACGCGCTATGGGGCGCGGGCAACGTAACCGTTAGGAGGGCAGTGCTATGGGTTTTCATGAAGTAAGGTTTCCGGCCAATCTGAGTTTTGGGTCGGTTGGTGGCCCCGAGCGGCGCACAGAGGTTGTGACGTTGGCCAACGGGTTTGAGGAGCGCAACACCCCCTGGGCGCATTCGCGGCGCCGTTATGATGCGGGGTTGGGCATGCGGTCGCTGGATGATGTGGAGTTGATGGTCGCGTTTTTCGAGGCGCGGCAGGGCCAGTTATTCGGGTTTCGCTGGAAGGACTGGTCGGATTTCAAATCGGGCAAGTCATCGGTTGATCCGGATTTTGCGGATCAGGTGTTTGCGATTGGCGACGGGGTGACGGCGGTGTTTCCTTTGAACAAGACTTATGCGTCGGGGGAAGGTATCTATGTGCGCCCGATCACCAAGCCTGTAGCGGGCACGGTGAAGGTGGGTGTTCAAGGGGATCTGTTGCAGGAGGCCATCCATTTTGATGTGGATACGGCCACCGGCATGGTTACCTTTGATCATCCGCCGGACGAGGGTGTTGAAGTCACCGCAGGGTTCGAGTTCGATGTGCCGGTGCGGTTTGATACTGACCGGATCCAGACTTCGGTTGCCAGTTTCCAGGCGGGGCAAGTGCCCAATGTGCCGGTGGTGGAGGTGCGGGTCTGATGGCGTTATCGACAGAGTTTCAGGCGCACCTGGCCACCGGGATTACCACTGTGTGCCGATGCTGGGCTGTGGTGCGCCGTGACGGGGTGGTGTTCGGGTTTACCGATCACGATATGGCGCTTTCGTTCGAGGGTGTAGAGTTCCGGGCTGATACCGGATTGACGGCAAAAGCGTTGCAGCAGACTTCGGGGTTGGCGGTGGACAACACCGAGGCGCTGGGGGCGTTGTCAGGTAGCGCCATCACCGAAGAGGATATCGCGGCGGGCCGGTTTGACGGGGCCGAGGTGCGGGCGTGGTTGGTGAACTGGGCCGATCTGGACCAGCGCACATTGCAGTTTCGCGGCACGATTGGCGAGTTGCAGCGCAGCGGCGGCGCGTTTCAGGCGGAACTGCGCGGGCTAACTGAGGCGCTGAACCAGCCGCAGGGGCGGGTGTATCAAAAGCCCTGCACAGCGGTATTGGGTGACAAGGATTGCCGGTTCGGGTTTGATGTGCCGGGCTATGTGGCGGAACTGCCTGTTGAAATGGTTGAAGATGCGCGTGTTTTCCGGTTTGCCGATATGGCGGGGTTTGATCCGCGCTGGTTTGAATACGGGCGCTTTGAGGTCTTAAGCGGGGCTGCCGTCGGGTTGGTCGGGTTGGTCAAGAATGACCGTGTGACGGATGACCATCGGGTGATCGAGCTGTGGGAGAGCCTGCGCGCTGATATTACAACAGGTGATTTAGTGCGCATTGAGGCGGGGTGTGACAAGCGGGCCAATACCTGTCGTTTGAAATTCAACAATTTTCTGAATTATCGCGGGTTTCCGGACATTCCGGGTGAAGACTGGTTGATGTCTTATCCGACGCGCAGTGGTGTCAATAATGGCGGGAGCCTGAACTGATGGCAGATGTCGGGGAGCATGTGGCTACGCTGGCGCGGGGCTGGGTTGGCACGCCGTATCGGCATCAGGCTTCGGCCAAGGGGGCGGGGGCGGATTGTCTGGGGCTGCTGCGCGGGGTCTGGCGCGAGCTGTATGGCGAGGAGCCGGAAGCTGTGCCTGCCTATACACCGGATTGGTCCGAGCCGCAGGGCGAGGAGCGGTTGTGGCGTGCTGCGTTGCGTCATTTGCTGGTGCAACAGGGCGCGGCTGTGGGTGATTTACTGCTGTTTCGGATGCGCAGCGGTGGGATTGCCAAGCATTTGGGGATAGCGGGCCGGATTGGCCCTACCCCTACTTTTATTCATGCCTATACGGGACACGGGGTGGTCGAGAGCCCCCTGAGCACCCCGTGGCAGCGCCGCATTGTGGCGCGATTTGCGTTTCCCGAGGAGGGGCTCTGATGGCGACTATAGTTTTATCATCGATCGGTTTTGCGGCGGGTGCATCTGTTGGCGGTGCGGTTCTGGGGCTGTCGAGTGCAGTGATTGGCCGTGCGGTCGGGGCGACGCTGGGCCGCGTGCTGGATCAGCGGATTATGGGGGCTGGATCAGAGGCTGTGGAAACGGGGCAAGTGGACCGGTTCCGGCTGACGGGGGCATCCGAGGGGGCGTCAGTCGGGCAGGTTTACGGGCGTATGCGCATTGGCGGTCAGGTGATCTGGGCGTCACAGTTTGAAGAAAGCAGCACCACAACAGGCGGAGGAAAGGGGGCGCCGAGCAAACCCAAAATCACCGCCTTTAGTTACACCGTCAATCTGGCGATTGCGCTGTGCGAGGGCGAAATCACGCGGGTGGGCCGTGTTTGGGCGGACGGGATCGAGATTGCGCGGGATGATCTGAATATGCGGATTTATTCTGGTTCTGAAGACCAGATGCCGGACCCGAAGATTGAGGCGGTCGAGGGGGCAGGATTGGCCCCTGCCTATCGCGGGATTGCCTATGTGATGTTGGAAGATTTGCCGATGGGGCAGTTTGGCAACCGGATACCGCAGTTTACCTTTGAGGTGTTGCGCCCTGCACAGGATACAGATGAGGGTGACATTGCGCAGGCGGTTCGGGCCGTGGCGTTGATCCCTGGAACGGGTGAATATGCGCTGGCAACGACGCCTGTGCATTATTCGGCAGGGTTCGGGGTGAACCGCACAGCGAACATGAACACACCATCGGGGAAAACCGATTTTGTGACCTCGATCGAGGCGATGGGCGAGGAGTTGCCCAATTGCGGATCCGTTGCATTGGTGGTGTCGTGGTTCGGGGATGATTTGCGCTGTGAGGAGTGCCGTATCCAGCCGAAGGTTGAGCAAAAGGTGGGTGATGGGCAGGGCATGCCTTGGGGTGTGTCAGGGGTTTCGCGCGCGGCGGCTGAGGAAATTGCCAAAGTTGACGGGCGATCCGTATATGGCGGCACGCCGACGGATAAATCGGTGATCGAGGCGATTGCGCATATGAATGACGCGGGTAAGGGGGTGGTTTTCTATCCCTTTATCCTGATGGATCAGCTGGAGGGGAACACAAAGTTTGACCCGTATACCGGGGAAGCGGGGCAACCTGCGCTGCCTTGGCGTGGGCGGATTACTTTGTCGGCAGCACCGGGGCAGGGTGGATCACCTGACGGAACCGCGGGTGCGGATTTCGAGGTTGCAGCATTTTTTGGTACGGCGGCGGTTGGTGATTTTACGCCTTCTGCGAACGGGGTTTCCTATAGCGGGCCTGCGGAGTGGTCGTATCGGCGCTTTGTTCTGCATTACGCGCATCTGTGTGCTGCAGCGGGCGGGGTCGAGGCGTTTTTGATCGGTTCGGAATTGCGCGGGTTGACGCAAATCAGGGGGGCTGGTGGGCGTTTTCCTGTGGTTGAAGCATTGCGTGTACTGGCAGCGGATGTGCGCAGTATTATGGGGGCGACCACCAAGATTTCATATGCGGCGGACTGGTCCGAGTATTTCGGTTATCAGCCGCAGGATGGCAGCAATGACCGGTTGTTCCATCTGGATGCGTTGTGGGCCGACGCGAACATCGATTTTATCGGTATCGACAACTATATGCCGCTGTCGGATTGGCGCGAGGGATATGAACATCTGGATGCGGATGCCGGCGCGATCTACAATCTGGATTATCTGAAGTCGAACATCATGGGGGGCGAGGGGTATGATTGGTATTATCATTCACCGGAATCCCGCGAGGCACAAATCCGCACGCCGATTACCGATGACGAGCACGGGGAGCCGTGGATATACCGTTTCAAGGATATCAAAAGCTGGTGGTTGAGCACGCATCACGAGCGCATTGGCGGGGTGCGCCAAAGCACTCCGACGGCGTGGGAAGCGGGATCAAAACCGATCTGGTTTACCGAAATCGGCTGTGCGGCCGTTGATAAGGGGACTAATGAGCCGAATAAGTTTGTGGACCCGAAATCATCGGAGTCCAGCCTGCCGCGATATTCGGATGGTACGCGGGATGAATTGATCCAGATGCAGTATTTGCGGGCGATGACGCAATTCTGGGCGGCACCCGAAAACAACCCTGTGCATGACGAAACTGACGTGCAGATGCTGGATATGGGGCATGCGCATGTCTGGGCGTGGGATACGCGCCCATTTCCGTATTTTCCCAACCATCGGGAGCTGTGGAGTGACGGCGAAAACTATGCGCGGGGCCATTGGTTGAACGGGCGCACCGCGGCGCGCTCTTTAGCATCTGTTGTTGCCGAGATTTGTGAGCGATCCGGTGTGGAGCAATATGATGTGAGCCGCTTGTTCGGGTATGTGCGCGGCTACACAGTTCCCGGGGTTGACGGGGCGCGGACCGCTTTGCAGCCATTGATGCTGGCATACGGGTTTGATGCGGTGGAGCGCGACGGGGTTTTGATATTCAAAAACCGTGACGGGCGGGAAACGGCGGTGGTTCCTGCTGAAAAATTGGCTGTTGTGGCTGAAGCCAGCGGATTGATCGAGACCTTGCGGGCACCTGCTGCCGAGGTGGCGGGCCGTATCCGTCTGAATTATGTGGATGCGAGCGGTGACTATGAGGTTCGGGCGACAGAAGCTATTTTTCCGGATGAGGCGACGTTTGCGGTTTCACAATCGGAGTTGCCATTGGCGTTAACGGCAACCGAGGGGCGGGCCGTTGTGGAACGTTGGCTGGCGGAATCTCGGATTGCGCGGGATGGCGCACGGTTTGCATTGCCATTGTCGGAGCTGGCGCTGGGCGCGGGGGATGTGGTGCGCCTGCCTAATGATGATGGCGAGGCGTTATACCGGCTGGACCATGTGGAGCAGGCTGGCGCACAGATGATCGAGGCGGTCCGGGTCGAAGCGGGGGTTTATCAGACCAGTGACAGGGTTGAGGAGGAGAGCACTGTGCGGGCGTTCACGCCTGCGGTTCCGGCCTATCCATTGTTTCTGGATTTGCCGTTGATGCGGGGTGACGAAGTTGAGCATGCGCCGCATGTGGCGATCACGGCGACGCCTTGGCCCGGTCCGGTTGCCGTATACAGTTCGGCGACGGATGACGGGTATGGGTTGAACCGTCTGGTTGAGGCATCATCGGTTATTGGTGTGACCGAGACATCCATGGCGGCTGCATTACCCGCCTTGAAGGACCGAGGGCCGGCACTGCGGGTGAAAGTGTTTGGCGGGGATTTATCATCGGTCGGATGGGTGGATGTGTTGAACGGGGCCAATTTGGCGGCAATCGGTGATGGATCGTCGGATAATTGGGAGTTGTTCCAGTTTGCCGATGCAACATTGGTCGCGCCTGACACCTATGATCTGACGTTGCGGTTGCGCGGTCAGGCTGGGTCGGACGGGATAATGCCAGTGGAATGGCCTGTGGGCAGCCAATTTGTGTTGCTGAACGGGGTTCCCGAGCAAATAGAGCTGGCCACCAGTGAACGCGGATTGTCGCGTCATTACCGGATTGGTCCTGCGGCACGCAGTTATGATGATCCCTCATATGTGCATATGCAGGCGGCGTTTCAGGGGATTGGGTTGCGTCCCTATGCGCCGTGTCATCTGAAGGCGCTGGGCGATGTTGGGGCGGATATTACGGTGTCGTGGGTGCGGCGCACACGGATTGACGGGGACAGCTGGGAATCGGTAGAAGTGCCATTGGGCGAGACTGGCGAGAGCTATCTGGTGCGGGTGATGGATGGTGTTACGGTGCTGCGTGAAGATACGGTGGGGGCTGAGGAGTGGACCTATTTGGCGGCGGATCAGGTGGCAGACGGGGTGGTGGCACCGTTCCAGATTATGGTTGCGCAGATATCTAACCGGTTTGGACCAGGGGTGTTTGAGAAGATCGAGGTTTCGGTCTAGGCTGTGCGGCCAGTTTTACACGGGGATGTTGTGGCGGTGGCACGGGTATTGCTGTGGGCGCCGGAAGTGGGCCGCCACGCTTTGATGCGCCAATTGCTGGAGCAGGCAAGTGTTGCGGACCTGTTTCGAAAACGATTGGGACGGGGACATCCTGTTTGGGGGAATGGCAGCCTGATGGCGGCGGCAATGTCCCGTCCAATGATGCGTGAGCCGTTTCTGGATGATCCTGACTATTGCCGCTGTCTGGTTGTTGTGTTCGAGGCGCTGATCCTATGGCGAAGCGAGCGGGCGGCGCTTAACCGGCCGCGCAGGTTATGCACGTCGGCACAGGTGAGTGTCCGATCTTCTGTGTATGAGTGATTTGGTCCATGCTTCACCAACGAAGGAGCATGACAACAATGATAATGAGACCTCTGCATAACTACAGGATTCCCGGTGCAGCCTGATTTTGCTAAATCAGCTCCATGCAAAAGCCATTCACCACCCGACCCGGACTTTTCGTAACCAGTGCCGATCTTGAGCATCCAGGCCTGCAAGGTCTGGATGGGGCCGAGGCAGTGCTGGACTGGCCCGAACCCTGTTTCGCGACCTATTGTTTCGCAAATTCTGCCATCTCGAATTGGGCGCTTCTGAACGCCGGCACCCCCTTCTCAGGCATGTAAACATGCCCTGCCAGGCAATGGGCGGCAACGCATGCCGCAACATCTTCGCTATCGTTTTGCGATCCTTGTTGAAAATAAGCGCCGCTTCCCGAGCAGACATACCGTCCTTCAAGCAAGCACGGCGCACACTGAAATGGTCCGGCAAAAACTGGGCAGCGTGTTAAGGTGTATTCAGCAACAACGACTGGATATAAAAATGACCAAGAGGCGCAAATTTTCGGATAAGTTTAAAGCCACAGTGGCGCTTGAGGCGCTTCGTGGTGATAGGACAGTGCAGGAGATTGCAGCCAAGAACCGGGTTCATCCCACGCAGGTAACAACCTGGAAACGGCAAGCGATTGAAGGTTTGACCGGCGTATTCTCCGACAAAATAAAGCGGGCAGAAAACAATGAGGCCGAAGTT